CTAGAGCGTTAATGGTTTCAAATACTGCAAAGAAAACATTTATGCGTATTGCAAACACTTTTTTATCAGACCCAGAATTTATGATGTTAGGCGTGCCTCAACAAGCTAGAATATTAAGAAAAACATTTAATCATTATTCACAATTCCAAGCTGAAAGATTTGTTAGAACTGAAGCTACTAATGCCGCTAATTTTGGTACAATGCAAAGTGCGTTGAGTGTTTTTCCTGGACAAGAAATGAAGAAAGAATGGATAGCATCTTTTGATGATAGAACTAGAGATACACATGCTGAAGCTGACGGACAAGTTGTTAATTATAATGACCCATTTTTTGTAGGAGGATATCAAATGCAATATCCTGGTGAACCAGGCGCACCATCCAATGAAGTTATAAATTGTAGATGTAGTGTTGCTCCATTTCCAGTTGATGATGCAAGTGCTATTGATGACTTTGAAAGCATTGGTTTTGGCATGTCTGGCTCGTCAATAATTTAAAGTTAAATATTTCGTATATTTATAAAAAATTTTTTGTTATGAACACTATTATATATAAACAAGCGCCTGTTGGCGAATTATTAGATGCTGACGAGTACGCTGGAATCATCAAAGGTTATGGTTCTTATTTTGGAAATAAAGATTCCGATGGTGATATAATCACCAAAGGTGCATATAAGAAAACTATTCAAGAAAATGGTAAGCGTGTAAAATACTTATATCAACATTCAATGGATATGCCTATTGGCAAAATGCGTGAGTTGTATGAAGATGATAAAGGGCTGGTATTTGTTGCTGAAATCGCTAAAACACAACTAGGTAAAGATGTTGTTGAACTAATGAAAAGTGGCGTTCTTACAGAAAATAGTGTTGGAATTATGCCAATGCAAAAAGAAAACAAAGGAGATTATCGTGAAATAAGTGAAGTTAAACTATATGAAATTAGCGCTGTTACATTAGCCGCTAATGACCAAGCTAAAATCTTGGATGTTAAAGGCAATGTAGATGTTGAAAAATTATCAAAGCGCTACGACAACTTATGTAAAATCATTCGCAAAGGTAATATATCTGATGAAATGGGATATGCTATTGAAGGCGAGATTTTAAAATTGAAATCTCTATTTATAGAGTTCACAAAGCCGACTGATGAAGTCACTTTGCCGAATGTCGAAAGTAAAAAAGATGATTTTGATGTATATAATTATTTTATTAATTCATTAAAAAAATCATAAAAATGGAAGAAAATGTAAAAAAACAGCTTGACCAATTAGGCAATATAATTGACGAAAAAATTGAGAAAGCTAGTGAACAGGTGCAGACACGTGCCGATGGGAAGATTGAAGAAACTTTAAAAGGTGAAATCAACAATCTTACTCAAAAATTCAATGAGAGAATGGACGAAATGGAAGTTTCTAATAAGAAATCTTTTGAATCGTTAAATACTCAAAGAGAAAGTAAGTCATTTAAAAGTGGTTTAATCAAAGCAATCAAAGATGGTGCTATTGATTCATTAAGAAAAGGTAATTCACGTGCCGCTAGTTTTGAAGTGAAAGCTGATATGACGGTTGCAAGTGATTTTACTGGCGAAGTAATTCCAGCACAAAGAGTTCCTGGTTATTACCATGACCCAAATAGACCACAAAACATTAGACAAATGTTACCAGTAGGTTCAACTACTTCTGATGTTGTTAGATATGTCGAGGAATCTGGTTATTCAAATGGTGCTGGAGCAACAGCTGAAGGCGCTACATTTGGGCAAACTGATTTCGATATGACAGCGACTAGTGTTAATATTGAGAAAATCGGTACTTATTTAAGAATTTCTGAAGAAATGTTAGCGGATACGCCTCAACTTACTAGTTATATATCTAATAGAGTGCCAGCTAAATTAATGGAAGTTGAAGATGACCAATTATTAGGTGGTTCTGGTGTTGCACCAAATCTAAAAGGTTTATTAAATTCATCTAGTGACTTTGATGAAAGTAGTAATGGTAAATTTTACCAAGCTGTAACTGCGCCAAATGAGTTTGACGTATTAGTTGCCGCTATTAACCAGATGGCATTAAACAATTATAGACCAAATTATATTCTTTTAAATCCAACTGATTTTCACAAAATCTTGTTAACAAAAGACACTACTAATAACTATATTAAAGACCAAGTTTATCAAGGTCTTTCTCCTAGTTTTATGGGTGTACCTGTTGTACAGAATGTGAATATGACTGCTGGGAAATTCCTAGTAGGTGATTTCGCTAATTCATGTCAAGTTTGGGTTAGGGATAATGTATCTATTGAGTTCTTTAGCCAAGATGGAACAAATGTTAGAGATGGTTTCGTAACTGTTAGAGCAGTTGAAAGAGTTGCACTTGCAACTTATCTACCAAATGGTATCATTAATGGTACATTTAGTTCTGCGATAACATCTATGACAGCATCATAATCATAGTTTATCTATATAGAAAAGGCGCTTTATTGCGCCTTTTTTTTTGCTCTTTCTTATCTGTTAAATAAAAAAAAATGAAAAAAAGTTTTAAAAAAGTTTGGTAATTGAAAATATTTTTTTACTTTTGTTGTAAGTTCATTGAAAATAAAATATTAAAATAAATAGTAACGGAAATGCGCAACGTTACTGCTAACAGGCGTAAATGGGGACATTTACTAAGCAAAGGGTACAAGATAGAGTTTACTCCACCTTTGCAATCCACCTGAATAAGATTCCTTACGGACTGGCTTATTGAAGTTGAGAAAAGTACAGATATTGTACGCTAAAGAACGAGCCAACGGTTAGCTTAAAGGAGTAATCAACTCTAGGTTCGTAAGGTTTTCTTTAAAAAAATAATAACAATTAAAACAATAATTATGTGGATTTCACCAAAAGATATAAAAAGAATGGGTATGAACTCATTAAAAGGCGAATTAACAAATGCATTACAATTAGCTAAAGATTTAAACGAAGAAATTCTTGCTAGAGAATATGCAAAACATCAAGAACAATTTAAAAGACATAATCATTAACAATATTAGGGGGGTCATTAACAGCTATGTCGAGAACCCTTAAAAGAAACAGGACGGGAAGAAATTCAAGATGCTCTGCGAAACCCTAAAATAATTAATAACTAAAAACAAAAATAAAATGATAAAAGTAAAAATTAATCAAGACCCAAAATTTTGGATTCAAATGTATATAGATAGATTTGGATTAACAAGAAAAGAAGCAGAAGAAAGAATAAAACCTTTTATAATTAAAGCTAAAAACAAATAATATGAAAATTAAATTTTGGAAAAACAATAGAAGTGACCGAGAATATCAAATAAGTGTGAATACTCTTGTGAACGATTTTATGAAAAGTAAATACAATAAAGGAGATTGGCTTTTGTATCCATTTGAAAGAAGATTAAATTCGTTTCTTATGGAAAATAATTATGGCACTTATGAACCATTTACAAAAAAGCTATGGAACTACATACATGAAACTTGTAGATTATATATTAACGTAATAAAAAACAAATAATTATGGCAGAAATAGAAATATTACTAGACAATATCGCCAAAAAACATTATGGCGAAAAGTACAGATATTGTACTAAAGCAGAACAATTAGATTGCATAAGACATTTAGACCATCATTTAAAGCTAGAACGTGAACAACGTGAGGTCAAGCAACACATTACAAAATCGCTGAATATAGCGCTTGTATTATTGCTTGTATTTGCTTTTATTATGATGATTAATAGTTGCTTTTAATTAAGTAGTTTTTTTTAGTTTAATTGTTAGTCCGAAAACCACGTAAATAATTTGCGTGGTTTTTTTGTATATTTAAGCGTGAATAGTAATTTACTAGGATGTACAGCTGAATATAGATTTGCTGTTATGGCAATGGAAAACAATCTTTGTGTGTCAATGCCATTACTAGATTCTTCTCCTTACGATTGTATATTAGAATTGCCTGATTCATCATTAAAAAAAATTCAAATCAAATCGACTGCAAAACCAATTGTACCACGTGGTATTCATGTAACCCTTCACACTACAAATAGATACTATAAATTAGATGAAGTTGATTACTTTGCAATTTGGGTTCAAGTTTTCAATGGGTTCTTTATTATAAAAAACACTGGTAGCAATAGTGCTTTTAAATTTACTCGCAATGGTAAATATTCAAAAAATTTTAATAACTTTGCACTTATTGTTTAATTTTATTGTTTTCATTGATTAAAAGGTGTCGCAAAATATTGTGACACTTTTTTTTTATCTTTACAAAAAAAATAATGTTATGAAATTAAAAGTTTTAATGCCTTTGATTAACAAGGGAAAAAATTATGAAGTTGGTGACGAAATAAACGTAGCTGACGATAAAGCACAAGTTTTTATAGACAAAGGTTGGGCTTCAAAAGAAGCAAAGCCAAAAAGAGAAACTAAAGAACTTAAAAAAAAATCAGTAGAAACTAAAGACGATGCGACAAGTTAAAATCAATTCAACAACAGGCAGTGAGATTGTCACTACAGCAGATGTTAAATCATATGCTAGAATTGACACTTCAGCTGATGATACATTAATTGCTAGGATGATAACCCAAGCACGTATTTGGTGTGAGAACTATATAAGTCGTGATATTGTTGCTAAAAACAGAACGTATTATATGGATTCTACTAATGGTATTTTTGATATTCCATTTGCGCCAGTATCTAGTATTAGTAGCGTTACTATTGATGGTACAGCTACTACCAATTACACAATGATTGGACTAGATAATGAAACGATGGAATTGGATGCTGGTGATTCTGAAAAGGTCAAAGTAACTTATGTTACAAGTGGGTTAGATGATAGTTTATTAATACAAGCTATCTTACAATTAACAGCAACTTATTATGATAATAGAAGTGATGTATTTGAAGGTAGTTCAAGATTTGGAAATGTTGAAATACCTACATCAGTTAAAAACATATTAAGTTCATATAGAACAATGTTTATATAATGAATCCTGGACGTTTAAAAAATCGTATTACTATAAAACGATTAACTAGAGTTAGTGACAACTATGGTGGTTATAACTCAACACTAGCTGATGTGAAAACACTATGGTGTGATTTAAAAGAAGTTTCTGGTGAAGTTAAAATGGAAAATGGAATGCGTGAAAGAAGATTGTTTGTTGAAATGATTATTAGAAAAAAGACAGCTGACGATATTCAAGTTGGCGATATATTTATTAGAGAGGGTGGCACTGACCAATATAGAATTAATGAAATGTATCAATCTGAATTAAATTATTATGTTGAACTTAAAGCAACTAAAATAGATTAAGATGGATGTTAATGTTAAGATAAATAGAAGCGATTATAATAAGTTACAAAAAAAATTAGCTAATTTAAAGGCATTTGATAAGCGTGGATTAGCTACAGAAATGGCTAGGACAGGCGCTGAAATATCAAGAATTGCAAAGCGTTCTGCACCAAAAGATACTGGGGCGTTACAACAATCAATTAGTTTTGGCGCTAGAGGTAAACAAGTTGTGGTGGTTGCTGATAAAATGTATGCGCCTTATGTCGAATTTGGTACAGGTGGTAAATACAATGGCGCTGATTTAATAGAATTATTTGGCGATGACAAATACGCTGAACAATTTAAAGGTAAAAGTCAAGACAGAATCCATTTACCAGCACGTCCATTCTTTTTTAGTAGTGCTAGAATTGGTTTTAAAAATTTATATGATAGGGTCAATAATAGATTAAAAAATATAATTAATAGATAATGAAAGAAGCTATTCAATATGTACGCAAGGCGATAATTGGTAAGTTAAATAATAATATTTCTATTGATTCATCTAATGTGCCTATCTATGGGCGAGTACCTACCAATGCAACATACCCACACATTAGAATTTATTCAGTTTCAACCAATGAAGTTGACCAAAATCAAACACAATATAATATGGAAACAATTACAAGAATTGAATGTATAAGTAGATATGTATCTGACGATGGTGGCGAACTAGATGTTAATTCTATGGTGTCACAATGTTTAGAGTTATTACGAACAAGACCAGCAAACTATATTGATTTATCGTCTGATGGCTTTACTGTTTACACTAGTGAAAGTGCTGGTGTAACATATTTAGAAGATGACTTTACAGACCATACATATTATCGAGGTATTATTGAATTATCAAATCGTATAACACAAAATTAAAATGGCACTTAACCCTGAATCAAAATTTTCATTAAGCATCAAAGAAATTATTGGCGCTGTCATAGGATTATCAAGTTTATTTGGAATATATTTTACTATGCAAAGTAGTATTGCATCTGCACAAGAATCAATAGAAAATCTTGAAACTAATGCTGTTCAAAAAGTTGAATTTAGTTTTAAAGATGAAATGATTCGTTCTAATTTAGAACAAACGCAATTACAAATAGACAATATTGAGGAAAATGTGGAGGAAATAAAAGAAACGGTAAAAAAATTAGACGAAAGAATTTATGAACTAACAAAATAATTATGAAATGGTTTGTACTAGTTGTATTCTTTTGGACTTCTGTGAGTATTGCACAAATTAAAGATGGTATATCTGTTGTGCAATTTAGTGCAGAGTTTGTAAAAGATTCTGAAATATCTTTAAAAAAATTTAAAGATTATAATACACAAACATTGTATTTATCTAAAAATCAAAAGATATTTCAAAAGGAAAAAATTACATCACTACCTACAATAAAATTGTTTAGTGATGGCGAAGAAATATTGGTTATTAAAGCCAACATAATGTTAAAATTGCCAGAAAATTGTTTAGACACATTGCAAGAACATATAGATGTATTATTGGAACAGCGATTCTAACTTGTAATATGTATGGGCAATTAATTGAAACTGACAAACAAAGTCATATGTTAGGTGGTACTTTTGGTGGCACAATAGGATATGAACTTATATATGAAAAAACAAAGAATGAAAATAAAGCGTTTTTAGGCGCTATCGCTGGTGCGTTAATAGTTGGTACATTAAAAGAAAGTTATGACAGCACACGCCCTAATAACAAGTTTGACAATAACGATTTAATAGCCACAATAGGTGGTGGTATAATTATAGGTTTAACAATTAATTTAATTAAGAAAAAAGATGAAAAAATTATTACTAATATTATTACTAGTTACAAGCGTAAGCGCAAACGCCCAATTCTTAAAGGACATTTTTAAATATTCAACACTTTATGGTGCATATACACAAACTGACCCTATTCAAGATAATCAAAGTTTTTATGTAACGCAAGACAATGAATTGATAGAAACGACTGAAAGAAATCCATCGGATTTTATGGTAACTTATGGATGGCGTAAGATTGCATTTTTCCAATATGAAAATAGAGAAAAATTTGTAACACAAACAAACAATGTTGGAACAAAAAGTAACATTGGAAATATAAATAAAGGGCTAGAGTGGTTAGTTGAATATAGCAAAGGCAGAAGAACTGGCGATGAGTTTGAAAATCACCAAGCGTTTGTTAGATATTTAGGTAACTATTATTTATTGAAAGCTGAATATCTACAAAATGAAATACTAGATTTAAACTATATAAGTGGTGAAGCTAGATTTCGTTTGCCAATAGGCAAAAAACTTTCTTTAAGTGTGGGTGCTATTTATAGAACATATGACAAAGCATATGGATATAATCCTATTGAAAATTATCTTGAAGATAATATGTGGTGGAATTTGGCATATGATTATGCTGGACATACTGATAATTTATATGAAATGATAGACCCTTTTACTGGACAATCTATGGGTTATGATTATCAATGGTTTGATGCTAATGGCGAACTTTTAGCATCATCAGATGCTGATTATCGCAATTCAATATTTGAGAATGTAGTTAATCAATACAATGAAGAACAACTAGATTTAATTGGTGGATTTGCTGATGTGTCTTTAGTGTTGGGCGTAGATTTCTATCATCACAGACCAAAGTTTTGGACACACTTGTATGCCAATGTATTGCCAGTACATAAATTAGTTGAAGGCGATGAACAATATAGTTATGGCACTTATAATGGTAGCGATGATTGGATTGATTATCAATATGGAGGCGTTATTGGATTTAAAATAACTAAAAACATTGGTTTATTTACAGAAGTACAAGCACAAAAGTTTTGGGACAGAAAACTTGAATCAATTAAAGCCGGTATAAATATAAAATTATAATAAATGGAAAATATAAGTAAACATATTACTTACAATGAAGCAATACATTCAAACACAGCAAAAAGATTAGGAATAGAAAATGTGCCTGATGCAAAGCAAATAGAAAACATGAAAGCATTGGCAGAGAATATTTTTGAGCCACTTCGATTATGGGTTGGCGGTGCAATAAAAGTTAATAGCTTTTTTAGGTCAGAAGATTTAAACAAAGCCATAGGTGGCGCCTCTTCATCACAGCATTGTAAAGGACAGGCGATTGATTTGGATGATGTGTATGGTTATAAAACCAATAAAGAAATGTTTGAATGGATAAAATTGAATTGTAATTTCGACCAGCTTATATACGAGTTTGGAACGCCATACCCAAATGGCAATCCAGCTTGGGTTCACGTAAGTTATATTGATGGTAAAAAAAATAGAAATAGATGTTTAGTTGCCGAAAAGGAATTTGGCAAAACAGTATATAAAATTGTAAATTAAAAATTATGAAAAATAAAAAATGTGTATGTACTTGCATAAATTGTAAATTTTGTCAAGTATGTCAATGGATAAAATCCAAAATAAAAAATTTTGTTAATGAATTAAAAACTTGGTGGTAATGAGCAAAAAGCGTTTTAAAGACACAAAAATTGGTCAAGTATTATTAGGCGCCGCTACAATGATTAACCCTACATTAGGTAGTGTTTTAAATGGCGTGACATCGCCAAAAGAAGCATTGTCTGAAATTACAAAATCTGATATTTCTGTTGATGATAAAATCAAATTACAACAAATGATTTATGACCAACAAAATAAAGAAATGGAAGAAGTTAGTGAAAGATGGAAAGCAGATATGTCGCCTAATTCAAGTTGGTTGACTAAAAACGTAAGACCATTAGTATTGGTATGGTGCATTGTAATTTTTTCATTTGCTGGAATATTAGACAGCGTAGATAGTATAGGATTTCATATAAACGAAACTTGGAATGATACCTTTGAAAAAGTGATGATGTCAACGATTTTGGCTTATTTCGGTGGCCGTAGTTATGAAAAGGGCAAATCAATAGGTAAATAGTATGTGTCCACATTGTGTGTTATACATTATAGTTGCTTTATTTTTAATATTAAAAAATAATGAGAAAAAGAAAAAAAGCTGTTAACCCTATTGAATATAGACGACCTCCTAAAAAAAGACCTGGACGACATTCAAAGAATCAATCACTTTCACAACGCAAAAAAAAGTACAAGGGTCAAGGAAAAAATTGACTTTTTATTTTTTGTAAATTTGTAAAAAATATAATATGTCAACTCTATTTGGAACTAAAATTAAAGATACTTATGATGGCTTATTAAAAGTAAGTGACAATGTAGGTATAACATCAACTAAAAAAATCATTACTGATGGACTTGGTAATGATTCTAGTGTGTATATTTCAAGTGAGGATTTTCAAATATCTACATTCTTTTATGTTGACATAAATTCAGGCACACCAGCATCTTCTAAAATTGGGTTAGGTACGAGTTCACCAACAACAACACTACATATTGTTGGCGATTTAAGATTAACTGCAAGATTTTATGATTCTAATAATTCTACTGGTACATCAAATCAAGTTTTAAGTTCTACTGGTAGTGGTACTGATTGGGTTACTTTAAGCGAAATTGGTGGTGTTGACGGTACTGGTGTGGCAAATAAATTAGCGTATTGGCTTGATACTGAAACAATTACATATGATAATCTTTTGCATTGGGATTCATCCAACAATAGATTAGGTGTTGGCACTGCAACGCCACAAACTAAATTAGAAGTTAATGGCAGTTTTAGGGTTAGTTCTGGTAATGAAAAATATTTAGATATTGATGATGGGGGTTATGTTTATAAAATTGGTGATATTGATGGTGGTGAAGGTAATTCATATTTAGAAATAGATTCAAACAATAGTGAAACAAATCTTTACAAATCTACGCTAGGAATACCAACCTATATATTTCATCAAGGCAATACAACTACTAAATTTGGGTTTTCTACTACTGACACTTTTGTTGTTAGAACAAATGATGTAGAACGCTTTAGTGTAAACAATAGTGGTGTTGCTTTAGCTGGTGGCTCTAGGGTTACAACAATATTAGATGAAGATGACATGGCTAGTGATAGCAATACTTCATTAGCTACACAACAAAGTATTAAAGCATTTGTTGAATCTGAAATAGCTTCTGTACCAAGTGGTTTAAATTTTCAAGGGAATTGGAACGCTGACACTAATAGTCCAACACTAGCAAGTGGCACAGGTACTGTTGGACACTTCTATAATGTGTCTACGCCTGGTTCTACTGATTTAGATGGTGAAACGGATTGGAAAATTGGAGATTGGGCAGTATTTGTTGAAGCTGGTGGTACTGATAAATGGATGAAAATTGACAATACTAGTGTTTTGTCTGGTGTTGGTAGTGCAAACAAAATTGCGTATTGGTCAAATGATTCTACATTAACATATGACACAGATTTTTATGTTGATGGCGATACAATATTTACAACAAATTTAGAAGCTAGTGGTACTGCTGTTGCTGGTAGCGTTAGAACACCAACTATTACTACTGGGTCTGGTGCTAGTTTATTTTTAAAACCAAATGCATCAGGTCACATATATTTAGGTGATTCAGCAAATGGCACAAATCTATATCATTATAGTGCATCTGATGATGGTAAGTACACTACTTACGATTTTAATGGAAACTATTATAGAATTTCAACAACAGCCACTAGTGGTGTTTGGATTAATGACCCACTTATTATTGGGGGTGATACTGAAGTGCAAAACAGCCAATTAAAAGTTAGAGATACAAGTAGTAATAAACAAATTAGAATACAAGCATCTGTAGGTGGTAATGCTAGAATACAAACACACGACACTAATACAGGTACAGACCAAAATGTAGATATAGAAGCATTACAAATTAATTTAAAAACTGGGTCTATATCAGGTAGCACAAATGTATCTACTCTTTTATTAGATTCATCTAACAATGCAACTTTTGGTGGTGATATATCTAATGCATCAGGTCATTTTACTATCAGTTCTGCTGATGATTTTAATGTTGATGCTACTGGTCAAATAAATTTAGATGCTGATGGTGGTAATATTAGATTTAAAGATGGTGGTACTCATTATGGTACTTTAAGACAAGATTCTAGTCATTTTATCATAGAAGCATCAACAGCAGATAAAGATATAATATTAAGAGGTACTGACGACACAACTGAAATAGATGCACTTCGACTAGATATGTCAAATGGTGGCAACGCAACTTTTGTTGGTGAAGTAACAAGCAAGGGTTTAAAATTAACTGAAAATACTACTTTATACCCAAGCGATGCATCTATTTCATATCATAGTTCAACTAATGCTGTTTATGTTAATGGCGCTGGGAATGATGGTTGGTTAAGATTAAATGCATCAGGCGTAAGCAATGACGTCAATGCAATTAATATTTTTGGTACTAATCAAGGTTCTTTTCAAACATTTAAAACAGGTGGTTCTACACGTATGTTTATTAATAGTTCAGGTCAAATTGGAATAGGCACTACTTCGCCTGGTGCTAAACTTCATATTGTACAAACTAGTTATCCAGCATTTAAAGCTGAAAGAAACGGCGGCACTACAGCTACGCAAGGTTATACACAAATAGGTCATACTGAAATAGGATATTCTGGTGGAACAGGCGCAGATTCTTATATTATTTCAAAATACGGTTTTGGATTTGTAGTAAATGAAAGTAGTAAAATTTTAGTGCTTACAGATAGTGGCAAAGTCGGTATTGGAACAGACGACCCTAGTGAAAAATTATCTGTTAGTGGTGGCAATATTGCTGTTGCCAATGGTTCGTCTATTATGATTGGTGGCAGTATTGGTGACACAAAAATAGGTAAATTATATAATGTTTCTGGCGTTTTATCTTTAGACGGTGATGGTACTAGAAATATAAGATTAGGTAGCACAACAAACGGTGAAGTTGTAAGAATAGACAACACAAATGGTCGAGTTGGTATTGGCACTACTTCGCCTAGTTATAAATTAGATGTTGATGGTGAAATAAAATCAGATGGTTACAGAATAGATTTGTCAGCTACAACACAAAGAGCAATCGCATCTACTGGTACTGATAGCATACAATTTGGTGATGCTGGTGTAAATAATTTAAAATTTAAAAATGCATCTGGTGTTGCATTAGATATAGCATCTAATGGTAACGCAACTTTTACTGGTAATATAACTGCTGGGGATGATGGTAGCGTTATAGGTGGTGATGGGGTTGTTTCTCTTTATGCAAGAAGTACTGGTACTGTTTCTTATGTTCAAATACAAAATAGCACAACAGGTAGTAATACTACAAGTGATGGCTTAACTCTTGGCGTAAATGGTTCAACTGCTTATGTTTGGCAAAGGGAAAATGCATCTTTACATTTAGGTACAAATGATAGTTCTGCCCTTACAATAAATTCTTCACAAAATGTCGGTATAGGCACAACTTCACCTGGTACAAATTTAGACATTGTTGGTGTTGGGGCGCAGTCATTAAGGGTTAAAAGTGATAGTTCTGCTACAATAATAATTGATTCAGATGGTGATAATGATGGAACAGCTGGTTCATATTTACATTATAGAGATACTGGGGCTACAAAATGGACACTTTACAAAGAAACTAATAATGATTTTTATCTTTATAATGCATCAGCCACAACATATCCAATTCACGCTAAAGCTGGTGGTGATATAGTGTTAATGGAAGATGGTAACAATTTAGGGGTTGGGGTTTCTTCGCCTAGTGAAAAATTAGATGTTGCTGGTAATATAAAATTATCTGGCAATGCAATATTGCAAGGCGATGCTGGTAACGCACAAAAATATTTAGCTATATACAATGAAGGCACAAACACACACGATGATGCACTAATTAGTTTTAAAACTCACGGTTCAAGACAATATAGTTTTGGTATAGATAGGTCAACTACTAATCTTGCAATAACATCAGGTTATGCATCTATGTCTGCTGGTGATGTATTATTAGAAATAGATACAGCTGGAAAATTTACATTGCCTTCATATGGTTCAGGCACATATACTGGTACTGCTACGCAACGATTAGCTGTTGATAGTTCTGGTAACATTATAGAACTTCCAATAGGTAGTGGTGCTGTAGATGGTAGTGGTGTTGCTAATAGATTAGCAATATGGTCAGATACAGATACTTTAACGTCAAATGTTAATATAGTAGTTGATAGTGGTGAGTTGCAATTAGGCAATGGTTTACTCGTAGAAGATAATGACACTTCAGTTATTACAGCAAAAGCATACGAACCACATATTATATGGCAAAAAACTAGAGGTAGTGGTGGTGATGATTACTTTAAAATAAAACACGAAAACGATGCATCAGCAGTTGATTTTTCATTAGCACAAAATGGAGGTAGTGATGTAAGAATTATGAGAATTAACAACAACAATAGGGTAATTGTTGGTGGTTATAATGAATATAATGCATCTACATTAAATGTTGAAGGAACTTTTGGGGTTAGCACTACTTCAAAATTTGGTGGCAATGCAATTTTTGTTAGCGATGTAGGAATAGGTGAAACTAGTATTGATGCTAAACTGCATATAAGTGATGGCGCAACAGCAAATATAAAATTTGAAAGACCAGGTCATAGTAAATGGGCTTTTGGTATTCCTGATGGTCAAACATATTTAGCTTTTGATGAAACTAATGATGGTTTAACAACGCCAACAATGGTTCTTACTAAAACAACAAAAAGAGTTGGAATAGGAACTACTTCACCTGGCGCACCATTGCACGTAGTTGGAAATGCTTATGTTCAAAGTGGAACTTTTTATACAAACGGAATTACATCTTATTCAGGTACAACTTTAAATCTAAATGCTGGTAGTTCACATTTTAACTTAACTGTTAATAGTGCTGAAAGGATGCGAATTGATTCTAGTGGTCAAGTTGGAATCGGTACTACCTCCCCTAAACATAAATTATATGTAAGTGGTGATATTGGGCAAACCGATGGTTCAAGAATATGGTTTAGAGGTTCTGATTCTTCTTCAGCAACAGGCGCACAAAGTTATGTTTATTCTAATGGTTTGAATTTACAAATTAAAGGGGATGACAATGTACAATTATTAGGTGATGGTGGTAGTGTTATTCTTCACGCTGACTATTCAGGCAAGGTGGGAATAAACAATACTTCGCCTAGCACTACATTAGACGTTTCTGGTGATGCAACTATTTCTGGTACAATTACATCAGGCAATATAACAACAAATTCAAGAATAACATTTGATTATAATGGTAGTGGAACAGGAAATAATTATTTAGAATCAGGAACAGACACTTGGGCATTTAAAAATTCTGGTGGGACAACTGCATTTTTAATAGACCATTCAGACCAATCTGTGGATATTACTGGTGCTTTAAATATGGGTGCTGGTCAAAAAATATATTTAGGTGGTAGTGATTCAAGAATGCATATTTACCATACAGGGTCAGGTGGCGAAGCTACAGTTTTAACTAAAGAAGGTAATTTAAACTTAGTTAATCAAAGTCATGGTGATGATATTGTATTTAAAACAGAAAATTCTAGCGGAACTGTAGTAACGCCTTTAACGTTAGATAGTGGTGGTGATGCAACTTTTGTTGGTAACATAACAACTACTGGTAGTAGCATAACAATAGACCCTCCATCTGGTGATGCTGTTTTAAATTTAACACATTCGTCACAATCTTTAAGAATAGACCAAAATAGTATTAGAACAACAACAAATTCGCATTTCTCTTTAATGACAAATCATACTACAGCATTATATATAGATACTTCACAAAATATTGGAATAGGTACTACTTCGCCTTTAACCCAACTTCATTTATCAAACACCAATGGTGGTGCTATTTATATAGAAGATTCCGATAGTACTAATACATATAATATTACAAGTATTTCAAATGGTGGTGGTAATCTTTCTTTTGATACAAGAAATTCAACAGGTGGTTTCGTATCAACCGATTATCAAATGGTTAAAGATTCATCAGGGGCTAACTATCAAAGATGGTTTACGCAAGGTAATGAAAGAATGCGTATTACTAGCACTGGAAAATTGGGAATCGGAACTACTGCGCCTTCTCAAATGTTGCACGTTTTAGGTGGTGATGAAAACACGATGAAACTTGATGCAAGTACTGGTCAACCAGCATTATTTTTTGCGCAAAGTGGTGCAAATAGGTGGGAAATGAGGGCTGACAGCAGTCATTATGGGCTATATAGTTATGGTACATCTACTTGGGAATTTTATATATTAAATGGAAATACAGGTATAGGGACAAATTCGCCTAGTAAAAAATTAGATGTAGAGGGTAATATAAGAGCAATAACCACTGGTGGTGCAACTGCATCTGAAATAGATATTACAAGTGGTGCAACTTGGCGTTTAAGGTCAAACCCTACAAGTGGCGACAATCTTTATGGATTAGATATAATTAAAGGAAGTGCTGGTACTGATATTAAAATGCAATTTGATTTAAATGGCAACGCAACTTTTGCTGGTAGCGTAACAACTTCTAGTTATGTAAAATCAGCAATAGGTTTCCGTATGGCATCTGGACAAGCAATAGATTTTATTGACACAAATATTGGCTATAATTCGATTGAAAGAAATACATCAGTTGGTGGTTTACAGATTAATACTGGCGATAGTGCTTCAATTAATATATTAGATAATGGGTTAGTTGGTATAGGAACTACTTCGCCTGGTGGTAAATTGGAAATTAAAAGTTCTAGTGGTAGTTCTGTTGTTATTGATGGTAGAGCGTCTGGGAGTTATGCACATAGTAACATATATCTTAAATCAGGTGATTCATCTGGTTCTTGGAACGCTTACAGATTAAAATATGTTAAAGATGGAAGTAATGATAGATTAGAATTTATAGATGGTTCTGGTAATCCTAACATATATTTTGTCAATGGTGGTGCTGCAACTTTTGCTGGTAGTGTTGATGCTACAAATTATAAAATTAATGGCGCACAAGGTAGTGATGGTCAAGTATTAACATCAACAGGTAGTGGTGTTGCGTGGGAAACACCATCAGGTGGTGGTGGTGGCACAATAGATGGTTCTGGTACTGCTAACTATATAACTAAATGGACTGATAGCGATACTATTGGTGATTCTATTATTTCATCTAGTGGCACTAATGTAACAATAGCTACAAACAATGATTACCCTATTTTACAATTATTAAGGGATGGTGACAACCCATCAACAAACCAATTACTAGGTAGGATTCAATTTATGGCAGATTATGGTGGCTCACATCAAAATTGGGGTCGTATAGAATTAGATACTAATGCAAGTGCTACCAGAACTGATATGGATTTTTATGTAAAATCAACTGGTGGTTCTGAATTATTAACAATGAAGTTAAATGGAACAGCTGCTGCTGGTGGTAATGTCATTGTATATAATAAATTGGGAATTGGAACTACTTCGCCTGATTATTTATTAGACGTTAGTTCTGGCGCATCAAATGATGCTTATATACAAGTTAGAAATGCTGATGATTCTGCTGGTGCATATTTTAAAGCAAGAAGTGGTTTTGATGGTTATTATGGAATTGAGTTTTTTGACAAAACAACAGCTAAATGGTACATAGGAGGTTATGGTTCAAATAGGTTAGGGTTTTGGGTTGGTTCTAAAACAACAGCTAGTAATGAAAAAATGTCATTTACGACAGATGGGCGTTTAGGAATCGGTACTACAACGCCTAGTTCATTGCTACATTTAGAAAGTGCTTCTAGTCCAACATTACAAATCACAGATACAACTAATACGGTAACATTTAAAGCATATTCACAAGATTCAAATTCACATATTGGCACTATTACTAATCATTCTTTAATAATTGATACTAATAATACTGCTGCCATTACAATAGATACATCACAAAATGCAACTTTTGCTGGTAGCGTTCATTTAGATAATGACTCAGCCCAATTACAACTAGGTGATGATAACGATATGCAAATATATCATAATGGCGCTGATGGTGTAGTTGATAAT